TTATTGCTGTCCTCGGTTCAGGTATTGACTATTGCTACCCACAAAACAACAAAGACTTATACGACCGTATAATCGCTGAGGGTGGTCTCATTATTAGCGAATACCCATTCGACACACTCCCACAGGCTCAAAACTTCACAGCACGTAATCGTATCATCGCAACACTTGCAAACGTTGTGTGCTCAATGGAAATGTCTGCTCGTAGTGGTCAAGTCCTCACACTCAATTGGGCATTATCACAAGGCAAAGAAGTCTATGCGAAACCAAATCCACTCGAACCTGACGATTTTAACAACCACCTCATAGACGAGGGTGCGAATTGCCTAACGCTCAGCACATCATTATAGGAGCATACACATATGGAACGACTTACATTCGCAGAACAGGTCAGGTTCTACCTCCAATGGTGCAGGGATAACAACCTTGCACCTAAGGAGTTCGCAAACCTCAAGGCATATATCAATGAGTGCAATACACTCGTATACAAAAGAAATTAAATAAAGAAAGGCGGAAACCACCATGACAAAGTATTACATTATCGATTTCATCCCAAGTCCTGACTGGGTAGATATGGATGCAGGCTATGACATCCAAGAAGTCAACGAGAAAGACTTTTACGAAAGCATGCAGGAAAACTACGAGGTCGCAAAAGAAAATGGCGACAGCGTACCTAAGAAACGTGCTATGATGCACGACTTCAAGAGCGAACCTAATCACGAGGAGGCATTCAACGCGTTTAGTTTCTTGAAACTCACAGACATGACCCCTCAACAATGGGGATATTAGAAAGGAGGCAGTTATGGTCAAGTTCGATACAAACTCTAACGAGACAGTTAAGCTCTACGACATCTTAAGACAATTTGGTGCTGCTGGTCTTGGATATGTGTTAAAATACTTCCATGACGAGCGTAAAGATGTAGGCGACGATACCCAAGCAGACTACTGCATGGAGGACATCTACTGGCACACCCAATTGCTCACTCATAATGAGTACAAGCATGTGCAAGAAGATAACCACGTTATCCTCGACAATGGCACATATATGCTAATCGAAACATTCAACTAAGGAGCGACTATGAAAAAGTACCAACTCAAATCCCAGGCGAAATACCAAAAGGCAAGCATGACCGCAATTAACGTGCGATTCCATAACGTATCAGATCGAGAGGTTATTGAAAAGTTAAAGTCGGTGCCTAATAAGGCAGACTACATCAGGCAACTCATACTTGCAGACATTAACAAATAAGGCATCACTCAAGTGGTGCTTTTCTTTTGCCAATTCCCTCATTTTTCCCCCATATTTCCCTCATAGTGCTTGTAAATAATAAAAAATACCGATACAATCGGTATTAGTTATTAAATGGAGCAGATGACGGGTTCTTTTTAGTTCATTTCACTGCTTTTCAAACAGTCAATTTTATACCCCTTATCATACTTAATATGATATATGGTGAAATAGCGTTTCGCAAGATTTCAAATTATTTCACGCTGTTTCAACTTTTTTGGATATTTTTTCGTTCACGATTTCGACCACCTAATATGTTAATCATATCACTCTCACGTGATTGTAATATGTGTGCATAGGTATCTAATGTCATCTGTGTGCTAGAGTGTCCAACGCGATTGCTGATAACCTTAACATCTTCAACCGACTGCACAGTCTCAATAAGCCAAGAAATGTTAGAGTGTCTTATGCCATGTGGTGTTATCTTATGCACTCCAGCAAGAGCAGCATACTTGTACATCGCATCACGAATCGCATGTCTACTGAGTGGGTTCTTACCACCAAATATGAAGTCATCTTCCTTCGCACGCATGATATTTTTAAGTTCTAACAATAAACTAATAGTATCTGGAGTTAATCTATTGTATCTAATCGAGCTCGCAGTCTTTGGTGTTTCAATAACCCAATGCCCCTCGCCTGTACCCTCAATGACTTGTTGACAAATGAAGATAGTGCCTTTGTCAGCATCAAAGTTTTTCCACATAAGTCCTTGTAGTTCACCAATACGACAGCCAAGTTCACCAAATACGATAAAGAGCGGATACCAAATCTTATCCATAGGAATAGCATCAATAAACTTTTCGTATTCTTCCCTAGTCCAGACATCCTTTTCCTTCTTTTGCACAATGTTCACGCGTAAGTGCTTAAGCAAGACATCACATATCTGATATGTAGGAGCATCACAATATAGGTGAGAATATGCGTAAGCAAGCACATCCTTAAAGCGTGTGATTACTTTGTTTTTACGTTTAACGGATATAGACACGTCATCCACAAAGCCCCTATACCACTTATCAATGACATCTTTCTTAAAGACATCTGCGATGAGGCTATCACCAAATGCTGGGAGAAGATACTTTGAATTGACATATGAATCACATCTAAGTGTTTGTAGCTTAACAGTGGTGGATCTATCCTTTTCAACTTCAGCAAGCAAATCCTTGAAGAAAATTACCTGGCAATGTTTCGTGTGGTCTTTTACCCACTGAGATATCGCACGATCGTAATCTGCGTTCGCCTCACTCTTGCTTAAGTACCCACGTATGGTCACGTTCCTGAGCTCGTCATTTACGCGTACTTTGGTGTTTATATACCAAGTACCTCTCTTCTCATCTTTGTAAATCCCTTTTCTCATCTTGTAATCCTCCTTAATGTTTGATATAATCAAAAAAGGTTTAATAGGTTAGTCGTTCCAAATTGCTTTCCTAAAACCGCTGAGCCAATTAGAATTGCGGTCTAATCGGCTCTTTTCTTTTACTAGTGCGGCAACTAGCGGTCAATGAAATAGTCTTTAATGAATGTACGGACACGTTCAAGGTCGTTGTTATCTAATGTTTCGAGCATTTCAACGATTTCTTTCATGGTGCCATCGTAGGTCTGAGTATATCGTTCCATATCACAATCGTATCCAATTAACCAGACTTCGTTTACTCTCAAATATCGAGCTAATTTAACGATTACTGGTTGCTTTGGTGCGTAGTCATCTTTGAGATAATGAGATATCTGGGATGGACTAATGTTGCAATGTCTTGTGATATCTACGGCACGCACGTTCCTTATATTCATTATTTCTTTAAGACGTTCACCGAATGTAGCAACGATTTCAGCCATTTCGAACTCCTTTCTTTTTGACCTGCTCCAATTATATCGCACATTTACATAAAAGCAAACAATTTTTGATTTTTTCGCAATTTTCTATTTTACTTTTCGCAATTATGGTTTATACTAGAAGCAAGAAGTTGGGAAAAACCCAAATAAAGAAAGGAGAAAACCCGATGGCAAAAGGTAAAAAGATGGTTTATGACAATCGTGTTTTGAGAGGTCATATCGTCACTTCTTGCGGTTCAATTAAAGCCTTTGCTTTACGCTTTGGCATTTCAGAGAACGCAATGAAACTTAAAGTAGCCAATAAAACAGGTTGGGATAGGGATGATATTGTGAAAGCAGCATCTATTCTTGGTCTTTCTGATCCTGCTGAAATCTGGCGTACTTTTTTTTCGGTTGAAAGTTGGGAAAATGTCAAATGACGATCGAAAGAAGAGAAGAATTATTGACCAAGCCACACTGGGATTATAACGACATTGCAGAATATCTCGAATGCGGTTCTACAAAAGCAATTCAAATCAAGAATCAAGCATTAAGAGAATTCGGTGGTTCAATTCGTTATCTCACCCATTACGTGACTATTGACTCAGTGCTTAAGTGCGTTGGAACGACGCGAGACCGCGAAATCGAGGTCTTAAACCAAATCAAAAATCAAAACAAAGAAAGCGAGGTATAACGTGGCTACCAAAAAGAATTACAAAAAAGAGACATTCAAATCAAAAGAAGAATGGCTCCAGAAGCGTGGTTTAGGTGGAACTTCAGCTTCTGCAATTACTGGTAATAGTCCATACAAGAACATCCTTGAGCTCTATACCGATATCGTTTGTCCAGATGAAACAGAAGTAGAAAAAACAAACGAGTCGATGACTTATGGAACATTGTGTGAACCACTTATCCGTAAAATCTATGCTCTTGACTTCAAAGACAAGTACAAGATGCACACACCAAGAATGCACGAAATGTATCGAAGAACTGACAAGACATACATGACTGCATCACTCGATGGCATTCTCACTGAAATCGCTACTAAACGTAAAGGCGTATGGGAATGTAAAACTCACGATATTAGAAACCGTGAAGATGAACTTGAGTGGAGAGACCATATTCCACAAAAGTATTACGAACAAGTTATCTGGTATCTAGTGGTTATGACTGACTTCGACTTTGTAGAAGTTACCGCAAAGCTAAACTTCTTCGATTATTACGATCCAGAAGGAAAGAAACTTCTCAGGTCAGAAACAAGATATTACCACATAGAACGTGCTGATGTACTCAAGCATGTAGAGAACTTGGAAAAATTGGTCACACGATTCTGGGAAAGAAATGTCCTCGGTGGAACTATTCCAGAATTCAAAATCTCATTCTAACTAGAAAGGACATTTATGGAACAAGAAGAAATTAGAAAAGAAGAATTCTCACTTACTCCTATTCTCGACCCAGAGACAAAAGAGTATTCACTCCAAAGGTTTGAAGAAATCAAAGTCGCTTGCCAGGGCTTTATCGAAGAAAACAAAGTCTTATCCTGCAACACTGATGAAGAACTCAAAACCTTAAAGAAATGTAGAACAAATCTCCGTAAGAAAGCAGACCAAATCAAAGCTGCTCGACTTGCATTAAGTAAGTTGTTCACATTCCAATTCAAAGAGCTCGAAAAGATGCTTGGCGATGCTGATAATGAACTCAAG